CCATATATTATCTCACCTGTATATATAGATAAAAATCAGTGCGGTGAGGTTTTACTCACCGCACTGAAAGTACATTTAGGAATTCTTCTGACGATTGCGAATCATTGCCAGAATGTCATTGGCCTGAGCACTAACTTTGGGTGCTGCCACTGGCGCAGTTGCTTCAGCTGGTTCTGAATTTTCCCAAGGAGGATTCTGCTTGGATTCAGTCACAGGCTCAGCTGCTGGAGCAGGTTTTGTGGTCGAGGTAGCAACAGAAGTTGCGGTCTCGTCATCCCCATTGCTCAAGCCATAAGGCTTGTAATACTGGCCCCAGCGTTCCAGGTCATACATCTGGCCATCCACGCTGGCCTCAAACATTTCCTGAATCACCTTGAGTTCAACAGCAGTGGGCTTCTTGGGCAAGCTATCGGCCAGATTAAACAAACCATGCTTTTCAATAGCAGCCAACTCAACGCCAGTGAGAGGAGTTTCCTTGCGGCTCCACTTGCTGGTGCTATAGTCAGCATATCCGCCCTTGCTGGTCTTGACGATTCGGAAATCCAAACCACGTTCATAATGAGTGGGCATTTCTTCCAGTTCAGGATCCAATAACGCAGCCTTGATCAGAGTATAAAGCTGCGGGCTGATCACAAAACGTCGAATGGGATTTTCTGGCGTTTCATCACGATCAATGGGATTCTCACGAACAAAACCCTGCATCAGATAACTACGCTTCTTCCAGTAACGACGGCCCTGTTCCTCCAGACTCTTGTCTTTGAACCAGGGACGAACTTCAGTGAGAACTGGGCAAGTTTCACCCCAAGTTTCCATACAGGGAACCTGAATCTGAACCGGCTTCTTATCTGCACTGCCTTTTACAGCCGGAAAAGGCAATTTAATCATTGCACGTTCAACCCAAAAGAAAGTGTTCTTGGGGTCTGCGTCAGGAAGAAAGCGAAGCAAACAGCTCTGCCCTTCTTCTATATTCCAGTGGGGGTAAATGACTCTGTCTCCTCCACCAGTGTTGCCCTGTCCTTTATTCTCCTGGGCTTGGAGACGAGCACGAATTTCTGCTAATGTTGCCATAATGTTTTTTCCTTAATAAGTTCCATAATGAGTATTAATGAGTTGGTCTCAATGTTACTCTACTTTAGTAGTGTAACAAATTTATTTATACAGTTCAAACAAAATGGTAATATTTGCATATAAAGATCAGAAAAGGCTCAGGGTTGATCCTGAGCCTTTGATATAGTTGTTAACCAGTTACTTCTTTAAACCACTGAGATGAACCAATCTGTTTAGATCTTCGTCAATGTTCTTGCTAATGGCCTTTCTGCGATTCTTCAAATAGTCATCAGTGCTATCAACCTTGCCATCATTGTTGATGTCGTCATCTTCTTTTCCCACTGGGTCCAGACTAGACTCAGTGAATTCACTATCATCCTCATCGTTATAATCATCAGCTGGGCTCAAATCCGATGTGCTGTAATATCCCAAAAACTTACCATCCTGGCCCTTAACCCCAACATGCGTGCCGCTGGGAGAGAACTCACTGATTTTTCCCACAGTGCCATTGAATTTTCCATAATTGATTTTTACCAGTTCTCCTTCACGGAAACTATTCTCTTCACGCAGTGTACCAGAATTATTCTGCGAGGCAATGTCTGCCAGAGTTTTCATCACCTCATACTCAATTTTTTCATGATCATCATCTGGATGTAAATGATGGTCCACCACAACATCGTCCACTATCTGTTGCAAATTGGGGAACTCATTAACAAGATCACCCATGTATTCTCCACTCTCATGACGATCTAAAATTTCTCGAGCAGTATCTGCATCAATGGTTTCTGTTATGTCTTTTTTTCTGGTATCGGCAATTATATCATCAGCTTCATCACCACCCAACGCTTCCGACACTGGTTTAACATCGCTCACCACCTTGCTACCCGTGGCGTCTGCCATGTGATAGGCTTGAATTTCTGCACTACCCTGATTCACTGCCTTAATAGTTTTGGTGACCTGACGTCCAGACTTTTCAAACACGACTTCAAACTTTTGCATGGTTCCTTCGTCAACAGTGATACTGGTGCCTGGGGGTAGTTTGGCCGCACCACCTGCCCCAAAAAACTTAGCAGCCTGTTTGGTAGCTTCAGGGTCATCTTTGGGAACAGTGATGCCCATGGTACCCTTGGCGGTTTTTTGAACCTGGATCCCTTTCTGTGCCTCAGGCTTGGGTTTGATCCCCATCAGCTGTTTTACTGAAGCCACTTTGGGATCTTCCGGAGCTTCTTCGTTAACCACACCGTCGGCCCACTGGGCAAATTCATCAAATTCTCTTAGATTGCTCATCTGATATGCTCTCCATACATAGGGTAAACTGTTGTCCAGTTGTTCGTCGTATCTGTTTTGAACAAAGTGATCTTTCACCTGTTCGTTAAATTCAATCTCGGTTTGTTCAGCCAATCCTGATGAATATCGAGCATATCCTTTAACGCCACTTAGTCCATTAAGCACTCTTTTGACTTCAGCCAAGCGTGCTTTTGCGCTCTCAATCATACCCACCGCAGTGGAATCTTCAAACTGATGGTTTCTGGTGCGACGAACAAACTTGCTCAAAGCAATGGCTTCTGCCACAGTTTCACTGATTGCTGATCCCACTTTGTCGTAGGGATTTCCGCCATTCACCACATGTCTTGCCATGGCGCGAGCACCACGAGGACTAGTAAACGACATCAGGAACCGTTCCCCTTTGGCGTTTTCCACATAGATTCTGTGTATTTTTCTGGTTCTTGCACCACGAACATCGTCATTGATGATGTCACTGTGCTTTATGATGATTTTTACGTCTTCCAGCGTTTGTACGCTGGTTTTTACTGTGCCAGTCATCTGGCTGAATTTGCTTTCATTCACAGATCTTTTACCAGGTTCTGCTTCTATATTGGTTACTTGAAAACCCAGCATTCTGGCCCGAGCCCATTCTTTAATATCTGACAGAAACTCCTGGAAATCGGGAGTCATTTCATTTGCTAGATCCTGATCATATTCCACTGTGACTTTACTCACAGTATTAGTGTTTAGTTTTCGATCGTCATCAGTAACACTTACTTTAATATTCTCCAGTGATTTGTTTTTGTCTGTGAATTCAAAGATAAAACTCACAACTTTATCAAAATCACTACTATCCTCACCATCAGCATTCAGCGTCTGAACCGGGTGGAACTTGGATTTCAACCATTCATATAATTCTTCACTGTAATTTGTCTTCTCAGTAGGCATATAATTATTTATTAGAACATGGCGATAAATGGCATGGGTTCAATGAAATTATCATCTCTATCTGTAATTTGTTGTTCCAGTTCTGGATGATAATTTTTCAGTATCTGACTCATTCTTATAATCAACAACAATGCCAGCACCAAATCATCAGTTTCTCCATATTTGGCTGCAAAACTAGCACCATGTGATATAAAACTCTTCAGTTCACTTATCAAATTTGAGCTATGGATACGAATACGGTCAGTTTCCACTAGATTTTTTAATTTGGCACAAGCAGCAATTTTGGTCTTATTGGTTGTCGTAAAACCTTTGCGGTATCTGCGAGTTTGCCCTGCACGAGCTGGTTCACTTAGAAAAACTCCTGGGATATTTTCTTCACCAATTTCACTAATGGAAACCAGAGCTGCTTCGCCCAGTGTGTTGTTTTCCACGCTGTAATATACGTTATTAACACCCACCACATCGCTACATGTCTTTACTATTTCTTTGAGTACTCCGATCTGTTTTTGTATTGGAGTTCGATTGTTTTGCCATTCAGCAACCTGAATCATAGTGGGAACTTCAAAGACTTCAATGGCAGATTGATCGCCACCAGTGCCCAAGCTGGGGTCCAATGCTACCAAATATACACGATTGGGTTCAGGATTCTTATACCAGCGCACCTGGCCTTGTTTGTTAATAATCTCAGAACTGGTTAGTTCACGTAATTTCAAACTGCTGATTAATGATTCATCAGCAATCACAAAATCACATTCGTGCTCACGTCGAAATCTCTCTTCACCAATTCTGCCCAGTTCCTCAGCTTTCCAGCGTTCATCGCGATCCGGATGTTCGTTCCAATAACTACGAAATGCGCGAAATCCATTGATTCCCAGCTCTGTGGGATTTCCCCAGTCGTCGGTGCATCGGTTGGCCTGTTTCCATATAGTTGCAAATTGATCCTCATCACTGTTGGGGGTGCTGGTTATCAGAGCCTTACCACCAGTGCTCAGCGTGGGTGAAATAGAAACCCAAAACTCTCTGGCAATAGAGGGTCTAACGAACGCGAATTCGTCCAAGTACAAGCAATTGTGCGCATTTATGTCATTGGCTATAAAACTGTGAACATCCTCTACGTTCACCAAATCACTTACTTCTTGTGTGCCAATATATTCTTTAGAAATACATTTCTCAAAACCATTACATGTTTGGATCTGCTCGCCTATCACAATATCCTGATACTGTATCCAATCATTACGATCTCTGGAGAAAAACATATGATCACTGGTACATTCCACCCATGTGTTTTCCAACTGTAATCGGTATGTTTCTTTTTCCCAGAGTGTGATGCCGGAAAAATCCTTAAAACCATCAGTAGTTAAAACTTCAAATCTTGTATTTTCTACTTCCATATCCTCTTATATACCCTTCTGGAATTTCTTGACCTTTTTGGAGCAATTTTTTTTTCACCAGTTTGCGGATTATGCACATAGTAACAGCCTTTGTTTGCAGGAGTTCTGCCTTTTGCACGTTCCGACATTAGTTTTTTAGTATCAGTTGATCGTTTTGATCCTCGATTTTTTTCAACAGTTTTCCTAATTTTTTCCGGATTCCTGTTGACTTCGAGCATGTAATTTTTCTTTCTACCTTTGTTGGATGAGTTCGCTTATAGTTTTTTGTGAAATTTCTCCAGTTATTTTATCTCTTACAGTTACTATTGTATTTTTTGTACTAAGACACGTGATACTCATACCACGCCCAGTTGTTTCAGTGGTGGTCTGTGCTACTATTCTGGAACCGTTTTCAAATTCTATACTGCCTTTGTTATAGTTTACCACACCAGCGCGAATAAAATCCGGCGTGGATTCATAAGCATACCGAATTCTTTGCATGATTTCCTGAGCGCCCAGATATTTGTGAGCAGCTATCAGAATAGTACTGTCTGGTACAAACATACCATACCACAGCAAATAACCAGCCGCTGTGGTTGATTTTCCTGTCTGTCTGGGCAGTAGAGCAATTGAAAACCTATAGTTATGATAGGTATGCAGCAAACGAAGCTGATAATCATAGGGTTGATATTGCGTTTTACCCCGGGTGGGATGCTGAATGAAAAAATAATTGCTCATGAAATGCATGGGTCCGGTTTCTGGGTCCATGCATTTCACCAATTCAGCAATCTGATGCTCATCCCAATTTTGCATCTTATAGGGTTTTTTGATTAGGTTAACATCGGTTTTCGCCATATTATTATTTACTTCTTTACCAAATTTTGCTAAACTAAATACATGTGGTGATTCGTATGAGCGACACTTTAATTCTAACCCCCGATTATCAACCAGCTGATTTTCTACCACTCAGTGTAGTGGACTGGCAAACTTGCATCAGACTCATGTGCTTGGACAAAATCAAGCCAGTGCATATGTATGAAGATCGCTGGATTAACAGCCCCAGACTAAAACTTCAGCTACCCAGTGTGGCTGTAACCACTGACCATTTCAATTTTCGCAAAGGTCGTGTGAGATACAGTCGTCATCTGATGTATGTGCGTGATTTATTCACTTGCCAATACTGTGGTGAAATTTTTACTGCAAAAGATCTCAGCATTGACCACGTGACTCCACGTTGTGAAGGTGGTAAAACCACCTGGGAAAACTGTGTGACCAGCTGTCGTGATTGCAATTTGAAAAAGGGTCACAAAAAATGGCGTCCAAACAATCAACCCTATAAGCCTGATTATTATGCTCTGGCTGCAAAACGATTGGAATTGCCCATTCAAGTTAGTCATCACAGTTGGTTACCCTATCTGACACTGGGTGGCAAGACAGCGAAAAAAGTTCAGATGAGAAATCACTAAACCGGCTTGCTCTTTGTTTTGCCGCCTTTGGCACGTTTTCTTCTGGCTGCACAATGAGCTCGTTGACTAAAACCTTTGGGACTGGAGCAATCGATACTCCGTTTGTATCGTTTGCTCCATTTTTCTTTGAGTACCTGAAGTACGTCGCTGGCTAGGTACGCCTCAGTCTCTATCAGGGGTTCATCAACGTCAGTGAGTTCCAGGCCCAGCTTCTGTAACAATGGTACTAGCTTGTGCTCTTCCTCTTCGCTACCAAACACAATCACAGTTTGTGGTGGGCCCTGCCCAAAATCTTTGCGTTTGACATTTTTTAGATTGCTGATGGCCTGACCCACTTTGTACCAATCGTAAACGTCACTTACTTTTACTCTGGTGGTACCAGCTGGCATGGGTATCAAATTACCAGTGTGATGTATTTCTTTAGGTGCCCCCGGAGCGTCTTGATCTTCTAGTAAAAAATCTCGGGCTCTCATTTTTTTCTGCCTTTGCGAGCTTGTGAATTGACTGGGCTGGTTCGGTGTGTGTCTTCGGGCTCTGCACTGCGGCCGTGAGTGAGGTTTTTCACTGACCCAAACCCACCAGATTTACAGGCATGTTTGATTATCTGTTCATCAGCATCACTGTAGGGAATAAAAAACGGTGTTGTTCCGGTAGCACCATGGCTGGGTATGTTGGGTTTTTCTGGACTGGTTGCCATGTGAAGCCCAAACCGATACAAACCATAGCCCTGGTCCAGCTGTGGCAACAATTTGGCGTTGGGAATCGCCCGATCATGATCTTTATGTATCTTACCTCGTCGTTTAGCTTCAAATAGTTCAAAAATTTTCATTGTGTTATTCCAGTACCAACTATTTATTCCGCATACTGCGGAACCAGTATGTCAGTATTCAACACCACAATTTCAGGTTGATCACCAGTTAGATTAGTCAAACTATCATATCCCAGTTTGCGAAAAATACTGTTGACGTCTTTATCAAAATATCTAAGCAACAGCTGAACATGACTTCCGGATGAATTACCATTGAACATATACTTCTTGACATCCCTGGGCATGGGTTGACCCGTAACGTTCATTACTTGATCCACCAGTTCGTGTTTTTGTTCTGGTGTATAGGTTTGAGTTAGATCAAAGGTGTTGTGTGGTTTCAAACGATAAGTTTTGATGTGTGGGCCCACACCTTTTTGAGCGCCATAGAATTTACTACGGCTGGCGCTTCTGGATTGTGCATAACGGTCAGCCACAGCGGGGTCTGGAGTTAGATAGAATCCCAATCCTCTGTTGCCCATGCGAGTTAGATACTGAGCTCCCCGTGTACTGGGTTTATCAAAATCTCTACTGGTCCCATGATAGTAAACTTGATCGGATGAGAACTTCTCCTCGCCCAGATGTTTAAAATATTGAACTTGACGTTCACGTTTTTCTGCACCAGATCTGCTGGAGTAACAACCCAGATTACGATTGCTCTTTTTGCTCAGGAGACAATATTTAGAGCCTCGTTTCACTATGTGTTCAGATAGGAAGTCCGAGGCTCGCATAATTATTCACCCTTAAACAGTTCAGCGTTTTCTTTTACAATCTTGCTGACCGGCTTGCTGCTCCACATACGACAACTCCAATATGCCGCCTTGGTTCTGTCGCTGGCTCTACCGGTTCCGCAACCATGACGAGCGCGGAAATTCTTACGACGCTTGGGATCATCTCGCTTGATTTCCATGTTTTTGTCGCCAAAGTTTACTTTTTTAACATTGCCAGTTTTGGGATTCTTTATGTATACTTTAAATTTTTTAACATCGCCTTTCATAGGCTTGCCTATTTTAACTTCTCGTCCCTGATATTTGGCTTCTGAAATAATCTCGGGCAATACTTTTTCCACACACTTATCGCAAATATGCTCATTGGGTTCAATACGGGATTTGATGTAATTTGCTTGTTGAGGATTTTCTCTGGCTAACTCGGCTCCGCTATATACATCTTTATAGGTCCCATAACAAAAATCACACTCAGGAGCACTGCTGGGATCTTCAGGTGGGCTATAACTATAGGTTTCTGTTATTCCACGTTCTTGTGCTAGTTTTTTAAGATCACGTCTATTCAAAGGTGCAATAGATCCAATATCCTTGCGTGTTGGAAAACCCAGTTTTACATAGAGGTCTAAGTCCTGTGTTGTCATTTTTTCATAAGGACTCCAATCCACAGTGGTGTTAGACTTTACGCCAGGTCCTTCCAGATAGTGATATATCTTAACTACGTCACCATCGTCTTCTTTAACATTCTCTACGCTGTATTTTCCGTCACTGGATCTCACAATCCCAGACATCTGATCTTGAAATCGTTCTTGTTCTTTGCGTTTTGTTTCATATTCTTCAGCAGCAGGATGTGTTTGCCCTGTAATAGCTTTCCAGGTTTTTCTAGCTTCTTCGCCTTTGGGGGTGTCCTCAAAACCAATATTGTGTAGAATTTCCAGATATCTCTTTCTGACTTCTCGGTCTTCACCAAAGGTTTTTCTGTAGCTGTTTGGACTAGTACCGCTGGTAGAACCCATAACTGACATCCCAGCGCCTGCTAGATACAGATCCCACATCAGTTTAAGCACCTGATCAGCGTTCTGTTTGGAATCCAATGTTTGACGAAACCAGCTGACTTTTTCTGGCTTCATGGGATATTTGCTGGGCTTGCTGATTAATTCAAAAGCAGCATCTTTCATTGCTTGTAAGTCGGTGATGCTTTCCAGGTTTTTAATATCATCAGGAGTAAAGTTTGCGTCTGTCTTTGACAGTTTTGCTTCGCTTAACTGTATCAGTCCAGCATTTTCCATAATAGATACGCTTCGATAATCCAAAGACAAAACAATGCCGTCTGCTAAAACTTCAGCCACTGTGGTTTCAATCAGCAGTTCCTGGTTGATTTCAAAGCCCACAGTATCACCCACTGATGGTCGATACTGATGTTGTTCGGCTTCTGTTAGGTATTGTGCAAAAGTTTTCATTGCTTTTCCTTTATGTTAGTCTTGGACTTCTGTTGCACGCACAATTTTGCCATTCTTTACTTTGGGTAAGTGTTTGTCTTTTACAATACTCTTGGCATGTTTTGCGTCAGTGACATTTTTGATTACATGTGTTTTTGAAGCAATACCTTTACCGCTGGGATCATCATAGCTGACTTGAACTTTGAAAGTTTTTTCGCCTTTGCTTTCGTTCATAAATTTATTACGCAAATTCTGAGCCAACTGGTCAACTGACTCGTCCACCATGCTCATGCTGTTATCTCTTGCAGCATGTGGGTTGTATTGACCGTGTGGAGCATTGGGCCCACCAGCCATGTCTACCATCTGAATCTTCGCATCCAGTGTCTTGGGGTTGGGCTGATTGGCTAGTTCTTCTTCAACACTTACTGTGGGCATTGGTGCAACAGCGATGCCAGACATAGTGAGGATTTTCATTAACTCTTCTGCGCCTTCGCCATCAGCAGTGATGGTCACAGTCTTGGTGCCAGTTTTGCTATCCACGTTAGTTGTAACGTTCATGCCGCTGGATTGATTTACTGGAGCGTTCATTGGACCCCAGCATTCCATCATACGTTTCATCGAAGCCAGTTCTGATTCGTAGATATCTTCATCGACTCCTTCAAGTTCTCTCACACCCAGCATTTCTGCATCGTTCTTTTCCAACCACTGATTGAGATCATCAGCATCTTTGAACGTTTTGCGCCACTGCTTACTATCCATTCCTTTGACACCATATGCTTCGATGGTGTGCTTGGCTTTGCCTTCTTCCATTTCTTCTTTGTCTTCTTCGCCCTGAATTTTCCAAGCAGTGGCATAAGCCTTGCCGGGCTCGCCCGGATATTCTTTCTTCAACTTGCTCATCAACCCAGGATGTTCTTTTTTAAATCCAGGAGGGGTTACTTCATCCAGGATCTCTTCTTCTAAACCTACCCCTTCACATACGCAGGGTGAACTGCCGCAGTCTTCGCACATGGCTGCTTCGTACATGTCTTCAATGTCCTGACCCTGCTCTTCAGCTGCCTTTTGCATGCAAGCATCGCAGAAATCACTTGCGGGGTTTAGGTGGGTGTTTGTTTGCTGGCAACTTGCACAAGTACCCATTTTACCTGTTTCTGCCTCTGCAACCATTTTAGCTAGCTTTTCAATTAATGGTTTAAAATCCATATGTTTATTCCTTATCGTTTGATATCTTTAACTGAAGGCAGCTTGGGTTTATGACTACCCACGGGACTCTTTGTGCCTGCCTTTAAATCATTTGTGGTTTCTGCTGGTTTAGCTCCGCCTTTGATTTTTACTTGACCGGTACCGGTTACGCTGTTCTTGACCAGCTTGGCGTTATAATTATCACCATACGGATGATCTACTTTGACTTTTTCATAGTCTTTTAGTAACAGTGGTTTTTCACCAGTATTGGTTTTGATAGCTTCTGCTTCAGCAGCAATATCCTCAGCAAATGCCAAATTTTCCACAGCCACAGTGGCTTTGTCCACACTGTGATCAGTTAAACTCTTGCGAATCTGAGTAGAAGTTGCAGGGTATTCACATACTACATCAATGGTATAAATTTCTGGGTTCTGAAGATCTGGAAAAAACGGATGTGAACGTTCAATCATGTGACTTTTGGCATCTGATACGGATTTAACACTGTACCCAGCCAAAGCTGTTTTGATTGTTTTTCCAATTCCAGCTTCGGGTTTGCCCGCAAACACGACACGGAAGCTATAATCCTGTTTGCTTTCTGTTAGATATTGCAAAAAACTTTTCATATTTACGGTATCCTATAAAATTTATTTAGCTGGATTGACGTTTTTCTTTAGTATCTCAGCAATTAACGAGTTACGATCAATCACAGTGGCTGACCCAGGAATCACATTAACATCATTGTTGCTGTCTTTGGCTTTCAGATCCAGGCTAGCTTTTTTCAACTGAAGCTCAATCATTTTGAGCTTTTTCTCAATTTTGTTTTTCTTAGCAGTCAGAGCATGACCCAGCAGATTACTGGCTGCTCCAAATATCTCAGCGGCGTGGCGAGTTTCCACGTTCATTCCCAGTTCCATGAGGTTCTGATAGCCCTCTGTGGCCATTTTGGCCAGTTCATCCATTTCCTGCTCACTGGCTTCTAATCCCACCACCTGGGGCAGAGCTTCGTTAATCTTGTCGATATCAGCCACTGTCTTGGTTAATTCTTCTAACATAGTACTGGGCGTCTCAACATCTTCTGGTTCTGTTTTTGCCTTAACCGGTTCCAGATTGAAAATCTTTTCTAAATTAGTATTCATTGTGGTTGCCCCATCCTGAACAATTCATTTTCTGTGAGCACACGAAACTTAAATCCCTGCTTTTCACAATAAGCCTGTGCAGCGGCCCATTTAGCCAAGTTTCTCAAACTAACCAATGCATCTCTCTGACTGCGAGTTTTCTTTTGTCCGGTTTCTTTGTAGGGTTTGATTTCCACAATTTCCACATGCTGATTACCATCACGATCCAGGTATGTTATGAAAAAATCCGGAACATACTGTGTGACTTTTTTACGAAACGGGCACATATAGGGAATAGCAATGGCTTCGCTGGCCCAGCTGATCACACTGGGATGGTTGTCACAGAAGTTGCAAAACACCAACTCCCAACTGCTGCGAAACATTGGGTTTCTTTTGCCCACGTATTTGGCTGGATTCTTGGGTATGAATTTACCCTGTGCGAATTTAGGCATATTAAGCTCTGATTTCTCTGAGCACACTGATTGGTGTGTTTAAATTAAGAGTCACTCCCAATTTGGCGTTGCTCACACGATTTTCATTTAGGTAGGCTGCTAACCAAACATCCTGTTCATAACTGTCACCTTGCTGACGCATCAGATCAGCAAATTGCGCAACAGTGAGATTCAAACTTTTTGCCACCAAGGCAAAAGCTGCAATATATTCTTTCTGAAGCTCAGGATCAGACACTCTGGTCTGAACTAAACTCTTGAGATTGTCGTATTGAGTTGCCTCAATGGAAACATCAATAGGACCCATTTGCCCCTGGCTATTAAAATAATTGTTTCTCATATCTGATATTTATGAGTTATTTGCTGGGTTTTTTCAGTTTATTGCCCAGAGTTCTCAGAGCAGTAACCGCACCACCAGCATTGGGCACATTGATGCTGCTGGGCGAAACATTAAAGTAACGCTGAGCACTGTTTGCAGCAGCGTTGATAATCTTAGAACCGGTGCCAGTACCAGTAAAATTGGCGTTGATGCCCGGCACTGATGTGCCTTTCCAGGTAGCCACATCCCTCACTGTGTTAAAAATGCCCTGCGGGGTGGCTAATCTTCGAGCGGTTGCTGCTGGATTAGTTATTAAATCAATACCAGTGTTAACCAAACGTTGTTGTGCATTGGGCAGCGGAGATTTTGATTTGTCATACCAACGTTTATTGATGTCGCTCCAGCTGGCAATTTCTGAATTTGATTCATCCAATTTACCAGTGGCATAAAATAACGTTTCATAACTGATTCCCATGCTGTTTACCGCGGGGTCTCCACTGGAGTAATCCAGTGTGTCTTGCTCCCAGCTGGTAATTACTGGATTTACCAAAGTATATTCGGTATAATGAGGATATTCTTTTTCATCACCGGTTCCCGAAGGACGACTAAAGTGATATATTTTAATGGACTTCAAAAACGGACTAACTCTGTCCAAGTATCCGTCTACCCCACGACCACCAGTGGATGCGTTCACTGTGTCCAATCCATAGTGATGCGTATCCAGTGCTGGATTTCCATAAAGTGTAAGACTATTGATAACATCAGGAGAATTTTGTGTATCGTATCCCCAGTATTCTTGAGAAACCGATACTCCCTGACCACTCATTTTACCATAATCACGATAACGACTGTCCTGCACATGATACAGGTAATATGCATCCCAAAATGCTCTGGTATAGCCCGACGCATCATCATGGAAATCAATGCTAATGTCATCGTAATTGACTTTGTTGATGGAAATAACCTGTTTGTTGTAATGATTATGCTTCTTGGTGTCCATCTTGATGCCAGGAAGTTTCACAGTTTTAGCCAACACACTCAGAAAACCCACATCTTGTGTAGTGTTGTCAGTGGCCACACTGTATCTGTGATTTCCGCCAGGATTGGTCTCAGCTTGAATGGTTTCATAAAGAGCACGAGCCTCTGGCGTTAGTTCAAAATGAACATGCCACCATCTCTTGGTCTTAGGTAGAAGTGCGTAATTGTCAGAGACAAAGGTCCGGGACGCATGTGAATAGTCCCGGACCGTGTCGCTGGTGCCATTAAGTCCACGAAGAACTGTGCCCAATGATCCTGCGAAGCTCATGAAGTTATTATCCTGTGATTACGCTACCCAATGTTCTGTTGACAGCAGCACCAATACCACTACCGTCGGGTTTCTGCACAGCGTTATCAAATGCAATACTCAGCGCAATCTGTGCTGGAGAACTTTCGCCGTAGTTTAGATCACCATAGTTTACGTCTTTAACATAGCAGCCATACAGTTCCCAACTTTCCAACACAGTGGCAGCATTGGCGCCGTTGCCACCGTCCAGCAGTTCACAATTCATCTGGAACTTGTAATCAATGCCACTACGGGCGCTGCTCTGTTCCATGAAATCAAACTGCTTCTGAATCTGCTCACCAACCAGTTTACTCACCTGACCAGTTGCATCATCACGCAGATTAACTGTGGTGTCGCCCCAGGCAGGCTTGCCAGCATACTTGATTCTGCTGTTGTAGATTTCAATAATCTGTTCATCAAACGTGATCTGAGGACGAGCAAAATCCACCACCTGCTTGGTTAATTCAGTTGTGGATCCACTTACACCAAAGTTCAAAAATATGATGCGAAAACGATACTTCAGCTTGGGCATCAGCAAGCCTTGCGCTGCTGTATCTCCACCAAGCGGGACAGTAAATTTTGTCAAACTTGCGATTGCCATTTTTAAAATCTCCTAACAAATGTTTACATTTGCTCTAAAAATATTTATGCCATTTAGCCCCAAAATCAGCTCAGAACTCTGAATTTTGAGTGTGACTTTTTCAGTGACAGTTTATTGCGTATTTTTGTCGCTGTGTATAAATAGTTTGTGAAGGAGATAACAACATGCCTATTTCTTGCGCAGTGTGTGGAGAAACATTTGATCAAATAATCGATTGGAAACATTTACAAAAGCATAAAATGTCTGTAAAGAAATATCAGGAACTGTATGGAGCAAATACTGCACAAGATTTTGATTGGGCTGAGTTTATTAAATCAAAAAATCAACATCGAAAGGGAGTTAAGTTATCAGATGAGCATCGCACGAAACTCAAACAATCGTTTCAACTACGTGAAGAAAAATATCGATCAGGCGAGCTAACAAGACCCATTCATTCTGTGTCGGAAGAAAATCGACAGTTACATAGCAAAAGAATGATTGAATTTGCCAAACAAAATCCAGAAATTGTTTCAGAGAGAGTTAAAAAAGCTCAAGCAACACGAAAGGCTGGTGGATCTGGGAATAGGGCTGGCGCAAAACTCAAAGAAGAAACCAAACAGCAAATTAGCAAATCGTTGCTGATTGCAGGAGCAATTAAACAACAACAAACTTTAGACAAATATCGAGAGATAGCCAAAGATCAAAATATCATTATATCCAACAGAGACAAAACCACATTATTCTTAGAATGCAATAGTTGTAATACTCATTTTAGTCGATCTTTGCAGTTACTACAACCTAACAAATTTCAGGAAAAATTATGTCCAGTATGTTTTCCCAAACTACAAGGCCCAACGAGCAAAGCAGAAACAGAAATTGTTGATTTTTTAAATGAAATTGGTGTTAATAATATAGTGACTAGATGCAGAGACATTATAACTCCCAGAGAGTTAGACATATTTTTGCCAGATCATAATTTAGCCATTGAATACAGTGGAATATATTGGCACAGTGAACTGTCTGGCAACAAAGGTCAATTTTATCATCAAGAAAAATGGCAGAATTGTCGCAATCAAAATATTCAATTATTAACTATTTTCGATGACGAATGGGCCGCAAACGCACCTTTAATCAAATCAATGATTAAAAACAAGATTAACAAAAACATTCAGAATAAAATTTTCGCACGTCAATGTCAAATTTCTGTAATAGAAAGTAAAAAGTCAGCTGTTTTTTTGAATCAAAATCACATACATGGTGCTGCTGCGGCTCAACTACATTTAGGGTTGTATTATAACGATCATCTAGTTTATGTGATGACTTTTACTAAAAATAACATTAGCAGACGAAATACACAAACTTGGGAAATTCAAAGAATGGCTGGTTCTATTGACACTTTAGTAATTGGCGCAGCAAGTAAATTGTTTTCATACTTTGTTAAAAATTACAACCCAGGCGAAGTTATAAGCTATGCTGACTTGAGATGGTTTACTGGTGAGAGTTATCGACATTTGGGGTTTAAATTTGTTTCAAACAGCAAACCCGGCTATTGGTATACTGACAAAAATTACACAACTCGAAAGCACAGATATTCATTGAGAAAAAATGTAAATGACAATACCAGTTTAACTGAATGGGAAAACAGACAAGAGCAAGGATGGGATCGAATTTGGGACTGCGGTCATGCCAAATGGACATGGACAAAAGAAAACGGGCAAGATTAACTTGCCCGTTTTCATCTGTTAGTTAGTTGTTATAGACCAGCTTGGATATCACCAGTGTTCTTGATACGCACTGGAATGTAGATGAATTCCACAGCTTTTACTGGTTCAATCGCTACATCTACCCAAAGTTCATTGCGGTCAACTCTGTCAGGTGTGTTGTTACTAGTATCGCACACAACAGCATAATCGTACAATCCACGATTTACTTTGATGCTGTTGAGTTCTTTTTCAATCTGATTCTTGATTTCCTTACGAGTAATTTCATCGTTGGGTTCAAAAATGTATTGACGAGCAATCAGATCCAGCTGACGACGCAAGTAAACAACCAATCTGGATACGTTTACACGATCCAATGCACTGGTTGTGGCACTACGAGTCTTCTGACCGTAGATTGTGATACCACTGTCGCTCAGCACACTGATTGGGTTCACTTTTCCGTTGTACAGAACATCACGCAAACTGTTATTTACACCAATGCTCTGGAACAAGCCAGTTGCAGGGTCAATGTATCCAATAGCAGTTGCGTTGTCCACTGTGCCTCTGCGAATACCTGCTGGAGCAAACCATGGGTAACTCTTCTGGTCACTGCGGATAATGCTGCGCAATACCATGTGACTTGAGGGAACCACACAGTAGTTGCCGTCCAGGTCACGAGTAAATCCAGCTGGGTAGTAACCAGCCATGTATTCATAGTAGCTCACAAAGCCCTGTTCGTTGTTGTCCACAGCCAGGTTCAGGTTGCGGCTCCAAGCATCCAGGCTGTTGCTGTCAGCTTCCAGTCTCAGTGGACTGTCCACAATAATGAATGCAGTTTCTTTGCGGTTTACATTGAGCTGAGTCAGTGTGCTGGTGAGTTCTGGATATCCAGGTGCGCACATCAGGTTGAAGTTGCGAGTTTCTTCCACAGCTTCCACACTGCTGGTCACCGCAGCAGACATCTTGGCTGCAACCAATGCACGTTGAGCACGACGACCCAGATAAGCCACACCGTACTCGTTGTTGCCGCTGGCACTTACCCAGGCATTTAGATAGCTGGGTGGATTGTCATAATCAGCAAATGCATTCACCACAAACTGCTTGACGTTCATACCGCTTCTGCGAGTATTGAACAGCAGGATACCACGTGGATATTCAGCATAGCTGGGGCAGTCAGGATCGGTGTAATCGTAGCTCAATAGGTCCTGGATGGTTGGCAGATCGTCTGTGATAACGTCTTCGCTACCATCAATGCCCCATCTTGCATCAGCAAAAATAATACCATCGCTGCTGGTGCTATCGGTGTTGTCGATCAATATCCAAGTTGCCAACGCTGCGTTGTAACGATAGATTTTGGGGAAATCTTCAAAGTTGTCGGTGTTGATCCACAGGTCACCACTCACCAGACTAGCTCCGCTGTTCTGTGTGGTGGGTTCACTTGCACTCACAATTGGTCCGTTGGGGTCAGTGTTAGCCAAGTTGAAACCACGTGAATCACTGCCGCCATTGAGATAACCTCTCCAGCCTGAACCATCATTGATCATGATGTCAAATTCAGTGGGTTCATTGTAGTACCAGTAAGTTCCATCAGCAGGATCAGCACTGGGTTCGTTGTCATCCACTGTGTAAGCAGGCATTCTCCAGTTACTTACCCAAATAGCGCCGCTGTTAACGTCGCTGGCACGAGCACCAGTAGAGATGGTTGTGATGCCAGCATCAGCCAATGGTGTGCCGCTAGTATCTTTGAGTTCCAACACACCACCCAGTGCGTGAGTAACAGTGATTGCACCGCTGGTTTCAATTCCAGCACTCACGTTGGGAATGTTTGCGTTGTTTAGAGAACTCACGAATGCAGCAGCATTGGTGCCGCCACTGATAGTCACTGTGGTTGGGCCCTGAATTGCAGCATTACCGGCCACTGTGTAGCGTACAGTAAATTGTTCGGATACCACAAATGTTGGAGCAACATTTCCGCCAGTTACGCTGGTCACTCCAGCTCTGCGATTAAACAGCTTGAATGTGGCAGTGTTATTGGCGTCCACATCGCTTTGAATGTATGTCTTGCCCGAAGCAATAGCCAATCCGCCACTGATTGGATCCAGTGCGTAGATTGCTGCTGCATCGTCGGTATAAACTGGCGTCACCAATTCAGTCCAGGTTTCGCTGGTGCTGCTGTAACGCTTTACCACAAAACTGGCACCATTGTTGGGACTGGTGGTCTTAAACCAAACAGATCCAGTGGGTCTGGGGTTGCTGCCAGTGGTTGACCAAGTTCCACCTGCAGGAGCCTGAGTGTGCTTGCTGTCAACAAATGATGGGCAATTGTAAGCCACGTTGGCACTGATACCCAGTGTGGTGAGTGGCGTTCCTGTGACGTTGAGGAATGTCACATTGCCCACGTTGGAATTGCAGTATACGCTCAGCTGTCCATTGCTGGTAGCTGCTGCTTTGATGTTGGAAGAATTAACCAAATTAACATTGGCCACTGTGGCTGTGAGGTTTGCGCCCACAGTAACATTGCTTCCGTTAATACTGAACACATTGCCAGTGATAGCACTGATGTTTGCTGTGGTTGTACCAGTAACTGCTGGCCATCCCAGTTGCCAATCGCTGGTTCCCACTTGTGCCCAAGCTCCATACAAGCTGTAGCTGCTGGGTCCAGCAATCTTGTAGAACAGAGGATTGTCGGTGTTGGTCAAGTCAATGGCATAGTCGCCAGGCTTGCCCACATTGTTGACTGGCTCGCTACCGCTGATGTCAGCTGGATCTGTGAGCAGGAACAATTTCGCACTGCCAGTTACATTGGATGTTGAAACCTGACTGAATCCTGGTGTGCTCTGATTCCATTCAAAAATACCAAACTTAGTGGTTGCTACATCCAACCACAGAGTGTTGTTGGCAACACCACCAGTGGGTCTTGCGGAAGAACCAGCTAGTTCGTTTAGGTCAATGTCTGCACGAACGATGTAAGCAGCATTGCTCACACCCAATGCACTATAAGCTGCAAACAAGCCATGTTCGTTGAGTTCATAGCCGTGAACAGGGGTTCCAGCACTCACCAAGTAATTGGGTTTGCCGTACTTGTTAATCAATTCTCTCTGTGAAGTGACCAGGAATACTTTACCAGCGTTAGCTGCTGTAGTGTATTCGGCCAAGTCCCCATTGGGGTTTGTTTTATCTTGGGCAGTAGCAAGCACAATGAAAGGAACTGTCCCTGCCGCAGCAGGGGTGTAATTGCTTTCATCAATGATTGTTACCTGAACGCCCGGTGATGTTAACGCCATTTTTGTATAGCCTCCAGTTACGAGTATTTATTACTAACCTGGTTTTTCTGGCGATTCACGGCACCTTTTAAAGGGTTTTGGGTAAATAACAGCATGAGACCACTATGCAAGGTTTGTCACACCAAGCCCTGTGCTGTGAATTATCACAGAGCAGACAAAATCTACTACAGAAGTCGGTGTGAAAAATGTTGTAAACAAAAAAACAACCAGAGGTACACCAAACCTCTGTGGCAACTCAGAGGGTACAGAAAAAAGAACACCTGTGACCGTTGTGGGTTTCATAACCCTGTGTCACAGGTGTTTGGTGTTTTTTGTGTGGATGGAAACCTATCCAACAACAACATCAACAATTTAAGAACAGTGTGCGCTAATTGTCAAATCTTACTAAGCGTTAGTGACACTGGTTGGAGCAAGGCTGATCTGTTTAGTGATTACTAACAAAACTTTGAAACATCAACTGATCCACTGACTGATACAACTGTTCCAGAGATCCGACATTTTGTATCTGATAATCGGTTTTCAAACCCACCCAACTCCACTCGCTGGGATGAATTCCAGGCCACAGATGTTCCATGGTTAATTTTTTCTTTTGCAGATACTCCAGCTCTTCAGCAGAAGCCGTGTTTTGTCTGATAGCACAGGTAAGCCAAGCTGGTTTTACGCCAGAGTCTCTGTGGATTTCAATCAGCTTTCCTTCGCGTTTTTGGATGGCTTTGAGCTCATTGTGAAATCTACAATCACTCACAATCACATTTAATCCCTGATCCAGGTGTCGCTGAATTTGCTGTTCAGCGGCTGCAATCCAGATATCATTGTGAAAGTGATTTCTCATGACATCCGTACCTATGTGTTGTAGTATCCACCTGGGAGTTAGACTCGGAATCTGTAATCTTTCAGACCACCAAGGGTCCACTTGCTCACGCCACGCACGACTTTCTTCACTAATGCCGTCCAGCAACTCACGATCCCACCCAAATATAACACTGAGTGCATCTTTGAGCGGCCCTGCAAAACTCACACGACGCCAACCAGAATAATTATCCACGATATAATTAGCCACAGTGTCTTTGCCACTGCCAATCCATCCCACTATGCCATATACTTGAGCCATGTTACTAGTATATAGTATTTGCTAACAACACCCAACAATAATTATTTCAATTAACCAAGTCAAAGTTTACAGTTATCAAAGTGGTGTCTAAACATAACTGGTCCTTTACCTGTTTTACTGCAACGTGGGCAACAATATTCTGTTAATAAATTACTACTACCATCTTCAACTTTTCGTTTAGATAAACCAACAAAATTATGAACACCGTCTGCATATCTTTCTTTTTGTCTCAAACTGTTAGTGTTTAAAGAGATAGGATAGATGGCAGATTGACTATTGGTTGCATCTTCAATCAATTGATCTAATGTTTTATCACAACCCATATCTTTTTTGCTGTTTTCTTGTATAGTTATTAAACGTAAATTAGTCCAGTGTCCAAGCCAACAAGGAGGAACATTTTGCATAAATCCTGCCTGAATACTAAAAATGTGATCTAATGCCATTTCGCTACGATTTAATCGAGCAGGATTAATATCGTCAAAATGATCTTTCCAACTTTGATTAGTGTATTTCCAAACTTCTTCATAATAACGTCTTCTGTCGGTTCTTAGTTCTTTCGGAGTTGCACCATTTTTAATTCGGGCATTTGATATCTTTAGTTTAACATCAGAATTCTTACTTGGATTATCAACTCCGTATTTTTTTAAGAAAGTTTTTCTTTGATTTTCTGTTTGCAACTTAGTATAAGTTGACTTTGACCGATATTTTCTACCATTCAGTACTGCTTCTAAGTTTGATTGCCGGCGTTTTTCATTAATTTCAGGGGTATGACTATTTTTAAAATCTCCTCGCAACTCCTGGAATTTTCTTCTAGCTTTATGGTCTTTCGTAGTAAGATACCGATTTTCACACCATTTAACTGGATTGTTTGTAACAGGACAAAGAGGTATTTGCCAAATATTATTCATTATATGCCAAACTCTTTGTTTAGGTTTAGCAGTGTCAGGCAAAAAATCTGTTAACTTCAATATTTCTAGCCAAAGTTCAGGATGAGTTTTATTCAAATATCTAGTTGCTGACTTGTTACTTGACGTATCTGATTGGATAAGTTGAATTAGTATGTCTTTCATACTTTTATTTATGCAATCTAAGCCAATTACGAACGTTAACCTATGATAAAAGTGATTGGAGTAGAACCATCAACATAATTCTTGAGATCCTCGATCAGTTTATCCATTTCTTCTTTGGCTTCGTTCTTTAGAGCTTCACCATTGAGGGTTGTGCCTCCTTGAGGTCCGGCTATCTGTGCAAACTTACTTCGAGCTTCTCCCAGTGTGTATTTGGACATGCTGTAGGTGTAATCTTTGATCCAGTTACTGATACGATAATCCTGCAACAGATACACTTCTGGTTTCATGTTAAAAGTCCAGAGCAGGAATGTTTCACCTGAGTTTTGAGGACGTCTAACAATGGTGAGTTTCTTGGTCACTGGATTAAATGTATAGTTCACATACCCACCAAACATACGAGCTGTCATTTCCTGGTACTGAGTATATAGTTCATAACTGAGCAATCCACCAGTTCGGCCCACTTTGAGTAAGTAGGTGTTCAAGTATCCAGCTTCAAAAGGCTCAAACTGATTTCCTGCACTCTGTCCAGTGCTACCGATAGTTCTGCGGAAAATCTGTCTCACAGTGGTAACTTCTTGAGGCAGAATATACTCTTGCTGATCCTCAATTAGATCCAGGAAGGCATAACTTTCTTCCTCAGCATTTTGGCTACGGGCACGGTATGTGGCCACTGCTTTGGCATAGGCCATTTCCAGATGAGCTGGATCAAGTTCACAGTCCACCATCCCATGACCCAATCGCAACATAGTGTAATCAAAAATTCCCTGCTTTAATTCATCTAGAGATGGCATTATTGTCTCCTGTTTACTGGTTATTTATGCTTTTGAAACTATAAATACACCTGGAGATACTATAGTGCCCAGAATATCACTTTGGCAAGAAGGCAAACACACAGCGGATTACAAGTTCATTGATCGCAGAATTGCGGAGATGTTCACGCTGGGTGGAACTTCAATTTTAATACACAAATATCTGGGTCCGGCAGACAACACTGCCAGCATAAACACCAGCAACGTCACTGTGAGCGGAAACACTGTACTAAAGTTCACAAACACCAGCAACATCAGTGTGGGACAGTTTGTGTTTGGAACCAACATTCCTGGCAATACCAAAGTGTGTTCCAAAACTGCCAACACAGTAACCATAACCAATTCGGTAACTGGCAATGTTGTCGCTGGCAGTGGTATCAAGTTCAGCAACACCAATGACCCCACACAGCCAGTATACACCAATCAGAGCGCATTGAACATACAGGATCTGCTGGTGCTGGAAAATCGAGATCGCAAATACGACACCAGCATCTATAACCTCAGAGGCATCTACAACGTACAGGATCTGGATTTTGATCTCAGCCAGTTTGGATTGTTCTTGCAAAACGACACTGTGTTTATCACTTTTCACCTAAATGAAATGGTGGAACGTTTGGGACGTAAGATCATAAGCGGTGATGTTATTGAAATACCGCACCTCAAGGACTATTATAGTCTGGAGGAAACTGTGCCTGTTGCACTCAAAAGATTCTATGTGGTGAAAGATGCCATTCGTAGTGCCGAAGGTTACAGTCCCACTTGGTGGCCACACTTGTGGAGAATCAAAGTCAGTCCTCTGGTAGACAGTCAGGAATACAAACAGATCCTGAACCAGATACAAGCTGGCACAGCTGATACCACACTGAGTGACCTGATCAGCACTGTGACCAAGGTAAATCAGGTCAATGACGCAGTTATTCAACGTGCTGAACAACTGGTTCCAGAAAGTGGCTATGATGTAACTCCGTTCTGGATTCCGCCCACAAGTGACGGAACCAAACAGGGCACACCGCTGCCTCCAGATGCTAGTCCAGTGGAAAAATTTGGTGGTTACTTGGTGGGCACTGGCGCTGCTCCCAATGGTCAGCCAGTGACCACTGGCACTGAGTTTCCTGATACTCCCGCAGAAGGCGACTTTTTCCTCAGACTGGATTTCTTCCCCAATCGGTTGTTTAGATTTGACGGAACCCACTGGATTCGAGTACAGGACGATGTTCGTACGGCTCTCACACATGGATTGGGTGATACGCAAATGGATCTGTTTATCAACGATAACACCACGTTCACTAATAATCAGGGTCAGACCGAGACTACCCTGCAAAATCTTAGCACACTTCTCAAACCCGATAGCGATTACTAATTATGAGTTACCAACAGCATTTTTACGACGAGCAAATTAAAAGGTTCATTGTCCAGGTGATTCGCGCTCTGAGCAATTTCCAAGTGCGTTTTGGAGACGGTACTCTGTATCGTGTGCCAGTGACATATGGAGACAGTAGCCGGCAAGCACAAAGCATCATCAGCCGCAACAGCGAAAACAGTATACCCAGTTGCCCGCTGATCAGCATATACATCACTGATCTCAAGTATGACCGAACCAGAATACAGGATCCCACATTTATTGACCGGATCAGTGTTAGAACTCGAGCATATGATGCCTGTGCTGACAGTTACTTGAATCAGCAGGGCAATGCCTATAACATAGAAAGGCAGATGCCAGTACCCTACGAACTCACTGTCAAGGCTGACATCTGGACCAGCAACAGTGATCAGAAGTTTCAGTTACTGGAACAGATACTGGTGTTGTTCAATCCAGCACTGGAAATTCAGAGCACAGACAATTATATTGATTGGACCAGCTTGAGTTACATGGAAATCACCGACAGCACCTGGAGCAGCCGCAGTATACCACAAGGCACTGACGACCAGATTGATATCAGCAGCGTGAGTTTTAAAATACCCATCTGGTTAACTGCACCAGCTCGTGTGAGAAAGATGGGAGTTATTCACAAGGTGGTGGCTGGCATATTCAACCCCACTGGTGACCTGGCTGACTTTGTGGCCAGCGATGATTTGTTGTTGGGCACACGCCAGGGAATAACTTTTCAAAATTATGGCATCTGGGTCAACGACGGTGAAGTACAGTTGCTCAAAGCCAACCCAGTGAAAAATTTACCCAGCTCAACAGATATTGGTGCTGAAGTGGTAGTGGGCACCAGCAAAGACTGGCCTGCTGCGCTGGACAAATACGGCGTAATTCGCAATGGTATCAGTCAGCTAAGGCTTATAATCACCGAGGAAGTTGAGATAGTGGGCACTATTGCTCTGAACCCGCTGGATGACAAAGTTTTGCTGTTCACTGTGGATCCTGACACTATCCCAGTAAACACACTCACCGCAGTGAATGCCATCATTGATCCCACCAGAGTGCATCCGGGATACAACGGTTTGCCAGCAGCAGCCGCTGGCCAGAGATACCTGTTGCTCAACGGCACTGGCAGTAATGACGACAATCAGGCTCCGTCGGGGTGGGAATTCAACGGTTACGAAACCATCGCCAACGCCAATGACATTATCCAATATAATGGAACCAGATGGGCAGTCAGTTTTGATAGCCAGGCTAATACCAGTACTCAATATGTTTCCAACTTAACCACCGGAAGACAGTATAAGTACTCACAAGGAATATGGACAAAAAGTTGGGAAGGCGAATATCATCCACTTCATTGGCGTTTGATCCTGTAGTCACAGCAGCAGGCGCCTTGTTCTATGCCGTGGATACACGGCGTTGCCTGTATCTGTTGCGCAGTCACAAACAACGTGGTACCTGGGGTCTGGTGGGTGGAAAACAAAATGCCGGAGAGTCTGTGCAGGATACTCTGTACAGAGAGTTTAATGAAGAAATTGGCGGTGTGCCTGGCCCACACCGCCTGATTCCACTGGAAACATTTACCAGTGACGACCTGTATTTTAAGTTTGTTACTTTTGCTTGTATTGTGCCTGCAGAATTTACGCCTGTGCTTAATTCCGAGCATTATGGATA